CTCTCCCTTCTGGACAAAAAGTCCAAAAAAGTCCATTTGAGAGACCCTAAATGAGCTTGATGGGTGCGGTAGTACCGCGAATTCACACCCCCTTAATTGAGGGGCAATCCAAACTCCATGAGATTGAGGAACTGGCTGAGCGCATAGGACTCCCTCTCTTAGACTGGCAAAAGTGGGTGCTCGATGACATGATGAAAGTCTCTGAAAATGGAAAATTCATCCGCACCACAGCCGGATTACTCATCGCAAGACAAAACGGTAAGACTCACCTAGCCCGCATGCGAATCCTGTGGGGTTTGATTAACGGCGAGCGCATTTTGGCGATGTCCTCTAACCGTGCTATGGCACTTGACACTTTCAGGCAGGTCGTAGACGTGATTCTCGACCATGACTGGCTAGTAGAGATGCTCAAAGAGAAACCTCGCTTTGCAAACGGGCAAGAGCGAATTGTATTCAAGAATGGTGGAAGGTATGAGCTTACGGCTGACAATCGCTCTGGTTCGCGTGGAAAGACTGTCGACTTCCTATACATTGACGAGCTCCGGGAAATTTCGGTTGAAGGTTGGAAAGCTGCAAGACCTACGACTCGCGCAACGGGCGGAGTTACTTTTACGACTTCTAACGCGGGAGACGCGTTTTCAGAAGTCCTCAACGAACTTCGCGAAAATGCACTTTCTTACCCAACACAAAGTTTTGCATGGTACGAGTACAGCGCTCCACAGCACTGTAAAATTACGGATCGTAAGGCTTGGGCGATGGCTAATCCAAGTCTCGGTCATCTCATCACAGAGGAAACCCTTGAAGAAAGTGTCGCGACAAATTCAGTCGAGTCCACAAGAACAGAGTTACTATGCCAATGGGTTAGTTCTCTTGAATCTCCATGGTCTTATGGCTCAATCGAAGCAACGTCTGTAAGTGACCTCAAACTAGCCCCATTATCAGGAACTACCGTCATGGCGTTTGACGTCTCGCCATCTAAACGTTCTGCAGCTCTGGTAGCAGGTATCTTGCAAGAAGATGGCAGAATTGGCATTGGCATCATGGAGACATGGAGCAGCGAAGTCGCTATTGACGAGTTAAAGATAGCAGCCGACATCCATGCGTGGGTGCTTAAATACATGCCACGGGCGGTTCTCTTTGACAAGTACGCAACTGCATCTATCGCTGACCGTCTGGCGATGTCTGGCGTAGCCATGCAGGAAATCTCTGGGCAGAAGTTCTATCAGGCTTGTAGTGATCTAAAGGATGCTTTGGATAACGGGCGTATCGTTCACGCTGGTCAAGAAGAATGGGTCAATCAGATGAATAACTGCGCTATGAAGACCAATGACGCTGGCTGGCGCATTATCCGGCGCAAGTCGGCTGGAGACGTTCAAGCTCCAATCGCTACGGCGATGGTGGTTCACGAATTGACTAAACCTCAATCGACTCCTGGCATCTACGTAGGAGAATAACACGCCGGTAATTACTTTCGTGTAATTACACACTTGTAATTACAAAGTGGTACAATTACAAGACTATGGGCGTACTCTCTAATCTCTTTGGTCGTGACGTGGCAGAAGTTACTGCCTCAAATGTCGACATTAAAGCACAAATCAACCCAGCTGTTTATGACGCCCCTTATGGACAGTATTGGGGCAACTACGGTCTTGGTGGTTATAACAACTACGCAACTGCAATCGACCGCCAGAATGCGATGAGCGTTCCATCTATTGCACAATGTCGCAATTTAATCTGCGGAACAATTTCATCTATTCCTCTTGAAGTGTATTCATCTTCAACTGGTGAAGAAATTACTGACCTACCACTTTGGGTTCGTCAACCAGATACTCGCGCACCACGCGCTGTTACTATTTCATGGACAGTAGATTCGCTTTTGATGTACGGCGTTGCATACTGGAGAGTGACGGAAGTTTATGCTGACGATAATCGTCCTTCCCGCTTCGAGTGGATACAGAATGATCGTGTTACGCTCAAACTCAATAAGTTCAACTCCGAAGTTGATTACTACATGGTCAACGGGGAACGAGTACCTGATAGTGGCGTGGGATCTCTCATTACTTTTCAACATCTTGATCAGGGCATCCTTCTCCGAGGCTCTCGTACAATTAAGGCTGCAGCAGATTTGGAACTCGCTGCTGCCATCGCTGCTCAAACACCACAACCTTCCGGATACATAAAGAACAATGGTGCAGACCTTCCTGATGACAAAATTCAGGGATTACTTGCAACATGGAAGAATGCACGACTCGCTAAATCAACTGCATACTTGACATCTACTCTCGAATACACACCAACTCAGTTCTCACCTGCTGAAATGCTGTATAACGAAGGTATCCAAAACATGTCTCTACAAATCTGTCGCATGATGAACGTGGATGCGACTTACTTGTCAGCTGAGACAATGCGTTCTAATACTTACAGCAACATTCTTGATAAGCGCAAGGAATTCCACGCTTACACACTTCAGCCATACATCACCGCAATCGAGGACCGTCTATCTCTTGATGATCTCACTCCACGCGGTCAGGTTGTTCGTTTTGCTGTAGATGAAACTTACCTACGCAGCAACCCACTAGAGCGTTTACAAGTAACTGAAAAGATGCTTGAACTAAACCTAATAACAGTCGACCAAGCGAAAGCAATGGAAGACCTAACACCAGATGGAGACCAAAGTGCGTCTTGAATTTAGTGCAAACGTAACGGCTGCAGATGCAGGTCGTAGAATCATCGCTGGCAAGATTGTGCCATTTGGTGAGCCGGGCAATACTTCTGCCGGTAAAGTAATCTTTGAGCGCGGTTCTATACAAGTACCGAACGTTTCTAAAATCAAGCTACTCGCCCAACATGAGCAAACGGCTTCTGGTGTTATCGGGCGCGCTCAATCTATTCACGAAACCGAAGATGGGATGTATGCAACATTTAAGGTGTCTGCATCTCGTGATGGTGAAAACTTCCTTATCAAAGCATCAGAAGGATTGTTAGATGGTCTTTCTGTTGGCGTTGAAGTCATTGCATCCAAAGAACGCAAAGATGGCACTCTCGTAGTTTCATCTTCAATGCTCAAAGAAGTTTCACTCGTTGAAACTCCAGCATTTGACGCAGCACGTGTTCTTGATGTCGCAGCGCAAGCCGGCGAAATGGAAGATGATGCTGCAGAGCAAAAGCTCGAAGAAATGGAAGATGAGCAAATCCAAAAGATTTCTGACGCAGTTGAAGCCCTGAAGATTATTCAGGAAACTGAAAAGGCGTTGGAAGAATCCGAAACAACAACCGAAACCGAAAGTGAGGCAAGCATGTCGGAAGACACAGCAGCCGTAACACCTGGGGTAGATGCTGCATCAGCCGAAGCCTCACGCCCAACTGTGAAGGCATCTGTGCCTTACGCAGCAGCAACCACAGCACCTCGTCATGGCATCACCTCAATGGGTCGTTATGTCGAGCATAAGATTCGCGCATCTATGGGTGACGAAGATTCACGCCAATGGGTAGCAGCAGCAGAAGATCCAAAGGTCGTTCAAGCTGCAGTTGACTCTATTGGTACAACCAACCCAGCGTTCAACCCAATTCAATACTTGAAGGAATTCGTCTCGAACACCAACTTTGGTGCTCCAGCACGTGACGCTGTTTCACGCGGCGTTCTTCCAACATCTGGTATGACATTCCAGATTCCTTCTCTTATCACACCTACAAACGATGCTCCAACTGTTGCAGAAACAGCAGAAGCAGCAGCGCCAGCAAATCAGGGAATGACATCTTCATACCTCACAGGTACAGTTAAGAAGTACGCTGGACAACAGACAGTTACACTAGAACTCCTAGAGCGTTCTAACCCTGTTTTCTTCGATGAACTCTCAAAGCAGATGGAACTTGCTTACTTGAAGTCTATCGACGCAGCAATCTTGGCTGGTCTTATCGCTGGTGGTACAACTGGCACAAAGAACTACGCAGCAACTTCAGCAGGTATCATTGACTTCGTATCAACTGAATCTGCTCTTGCTTACAAGGGAACTTCTTATTTCGCTAAGAACTACCTCGGTGGCGTAGGTCAATGGTCAACACTCATGGGTGCAGTTGACTCAACAGGTCGCCCAATCTACAACGCTACAAATCCATGGAACGCAGCAGGTCAATCTGCTCCAACAAGCATCAAGGGCAACGTTCTTGGTCTTGATCTCTACGTGGATTACCAAGCTGTCGATACAGTTATCGACAACTCAGCGTTCATCATCGTTCCAGAAGCAGTTACTTGGTACGAGTCACCAACCTCTTACTTCTCAGTCAACAACGTTGGCAACATGGAAGTTCAGATGGCAATCTACGGTTACGGTTCACTTCTTGTTAAGCAAGCAGCTGGTATCCGTAAGTTCAACGTAGCGTAACTTAGGAAATAAGACGGTCGCCGGCGGTTAGTAGCCCTTACCGCCGGTTGACCCTTCAAGAGAGGCAGACATGGCAGCGACATACGTAACTAAAGCGGAACTCCGTACCAATCTCGGTATCGGTACGCTTTATTCTGATGCTGTCGTTGAAGAAGTCTGTCAGGCAGCAGAAAACCTTATTAAGAAGCAACTCTGGTTCAATGAGTTCCCAGTAGTTTCATCAGCCATTTACGATGGCAAGTGCTACGTGGTTATGAGCGCAAATCCTTCTTTCGTGTACGGACAGACCGTGGTAATCACAGGTGTCGGTGCAAAATACAATGGTTCACACACCATTACATCAACTTATCCGTGGACTAACGGGTCTCAATCTTTCCCATACTTTAATACTTATCCTTACAGTTCATGGAATTACCCACGCGGTTATTCCATCATTCAATACACAGCATCAGATCATCCAGATAATGAGAACTGGCATCAGGTTCTCCCATACGGAAAAGTAACTGGCGAACTTCATGGTGAAGATTACGCAACAGTTCCAGAAGTCCGTGAAGCTGCAATGATGGTCGCTGTAGACATTTGGCAAGCGCGCCAGCAATCAAACGCCGGTGGCGTATCTCCTGACTTTTCTCCTTCTCCTTACCGTATGGGTAACTCGCTTCTATCTCGTGTTCGAGGTTTGCTTGCGCCACATCTAAGCCCACGTGGAATGGTTGGTTAACAATGGCATACGCAGCCGTTACTGCGATCCGTTCAGCCATCGCCACAGCCTTAGAGAACCCAACGGTCTGGCAGGTGTTTTCCTATCCACCTGCTAGCCCATTGGCGAACTCAGTTATCATTAACTGGGATGACCCGATGCTGACCAGCAATAACAACACACACACCGTTATTAGCCCATTAGCCCACTTGAAATTAACTCTCGTCACAGAGTTATACGACAACCAAGCGGCTATTGCTAAAATCGAATCTATGGCAGCAGCCGTGTTCGCAAAACTCGCAGCAGCGCCGGACTTAATTTTCAACGTCAGAAACATCTCAGCTCCAACAGTATTGGGTGATGATGTCGGTAAAATGATAAGCGTTGAAATGTCAATCGAAACCCTAGTAAGTTGGAGTTAAACATGAGCGAACTATCAGCAGAAAACGAAGCATTCTTGGCTAAAATTGGTCAAGTAGTAACACCGGAATCTAAGAAGCCGGCAACAAAGAAAGACGAGGAATAACAAATGGCAGTATTTCTAAATAATACCGTTGGCTTCAAGATCGGTACAGTTGACCTTTCTGACCACGTAACAGCATTCACATTGAACCAAAAGTTCGATGAGCTAGAAGTAACAGCGATGGGTGACACAGGACACAAGTTCGTAAAGGGCTTGGAATCTGCATCTATCACCGTTTCATTCTTGAACGATTCTGCAACTCAATCCGTTCTACAGACACTTCAAGCTGCATACGGTACATCAGCACAATTCAAGGCAGTTCAGACACAGTCAGGTGGTACTGCTACAGTTTCACCTACTAACCCTCTTTACTCTGGCTTGATTCTTATCAACAACCTCACACCACTTAACGGTGCTGTTGGTGACGTTGGTAAGATGGACATCACGTTCACAGTTAACGGTTCAGTAACCGTTGCAACATCAGGCACATTCTAAACAACTAAACAGAAGGGCTAAAAATGGCAAAGCTAAGAATCACAAAAGTAAACGGCGATGTTACCGAATACAAGATCACTCCGGCGATTGAGTATGCATTCGAGCAACATGCTGGCAAGGGCTTCTACAAGGCTATAACAGAAGACCAAAAGCAGTCCGATGTTTATTGGATGGCTTGGAAGGCGATGTTCAACGCTGGTGAAGAAGTAAAGCCATTTGGTGAGAAGTTTCTTGATACTCTCGAAGGTGTCGAGGTACTAGACGACTCCCCGGAAAAGTAAGGCGTGACTCCCTGACGTATCTGATAGCGACCCTATCGGTGCGTACAGGGATTGCGCCAATAGAATTCATTAACATGGATGAGATTATGCTGAAAAGCATCATTGACGTCTTACAAGAAGATAACAGAAGGATGACAGATGCCAGTCGAGGTAAGAGGTCTTAAAGAGACGCTACGCGCTCTAAAGAACTTCGAGCCAGACGTAGAAAAGAACCTGAACAAGGAACTTCGAGCATTTGCAGCCCCGGTAGTCAAGAAGTCTAAAGGTTTTATCGTAGCCCCTAGCGGTCTATCTAATTGGTCGGTCGCTGGGTCTGCTAAATCATTCAAGCAATCAAACCCAGAAGTTCGCAAGGGTTTTCCTAAATTTAACGTCTCTACAGCTCGCGCTGGTATTCGATTCTCTACAAAGCCAACTAAAAGAAATTCACAAGGGTTTATCTCCTTGTATCGCATCGTCAACTCAACTGCTGCCGGTGCTATCTATGAAACAGCAGGGCGTAAGAATCCCGGCGGTCAGCCGTGGAATCCTTCTTCTAGTTCTAAGAAATACAGCCATTCTAAAAACCCTAACGCTGGTCGTCATTTCATCAACTCTCTTGGAGCGCTTGAAGGCAGAGGAATGATGAAAGGTCGCTCCATCTTTAAGGCGTGGGAACAAGATCAAGGCAAAGCCTATGGCGGTATAATTAAAGCAGTAGATTCAACCCTGAGAAGTTATGAGAGAACGGCGAAGAAGTGAACGCAACTAGCAAAATAGCGATTGACATTCTGACCCAGTTCAAGGGTACTCAGGACATTAAGCGAGCGCAAAGCAGTTTTGGAGCGCTTGAATCATCCGTAGATAAACTCGGAAAACGTCTTGCTACCGTCTTTGGAGTAGCAGCGCTTGGAAAATTTGGTAAAGATTCACTCAACGCATTCCTAGCAGACGATAAAGCGGCTAAAAGCCTCGCTAAGACTTTGGAAAATGTTGGTCAAGGTTTCCAGTCAGCAAACGTAGAAGCCTTCATTAAGAAGACTGAAGCTACAGTAGCGGTGCTTGACGATAAACTTCGCCCTGCTTTCCAGACATTAGTAAACGCCACATACTCAGCCAGCAAGTCTCAGGAGATTCTCACTACCGCTCTTGACGTATCTGCCGGGTCTGGCAATGACCTAGAAACGGTCACAAACGCCCTTTCTAAGGCATACATGGGCAACACGACAGCACTTGCCAAATTAGCCGGTACTGGTCTCTCACCTGCTCTCATCAAGGGTAAATCATTCGAGCAGATCATGGTCATGCTCAATAAGCAATTTAATGGACAAGCTCAGGCTGCTGCAGATACTTATGCAGGCAAAGTTGAGAAGATTCGCATCGCCTTCGAGAACATGAAAGAAACCGTAGGTAAAGGAATCGTTGATGCTTTCAGCATTCTTACTGCCGATGGTAGTGGCGTAGATAAGTTCACCTCTAACATCCAAAGTGTCGCAGATAACATTGCGAACATCATTGTAGGCATCGGAGTCATTGGCAACAAGATTGAATCTTTGCCGGGATGGGGAATCCTCAGCAAGATTGCCACATGGAGCATGAAACAAGGCATCCTCGGTCAACTTGCCAAACTTGGAGAAGAACAAGCCAACAAACTAGCTCCATCAACCGGGGCAATTCCTTACGCTTCTGGCTTCATGACTCCTGCTCAACAAAAGCAACAGCAGAACGCTCTTGAAGCAGAACGCCAACGCGTAGCCCAACTCAATGCTGAAAGAAACAAGCAACTCAAACTGGAATCAGCCATTGCGTTCTTGAAGAAGTCTCAGGCTATTTTCGACCAGCAACGCATTCAGATTCAGGCAGCGCTTCTCAACAAGAAACTTACGGCAGACGAGAAGACTCGC